TTATTGATCGGTTGTAGCGATCAATCCACTATCTGGCACAGTCGGCCACTCGATATCAGTAGTGCTCACATCAACTCGACTCAGCAGCACCGTATATTTTTGCCACTCGGACAGTGCAGCTTTCTCGTCATCCGTCGCAATGTCTAGATTGACAGCATATGTCAGCTCGTTGATGCGTGCCGTGGCTGCGGCTTTACGCGTTGCCAGTTCCTGCTGTGCCGCTCTGATCTCTGCGGCGGCTTGTGCGACTTTATCTAGCACCCACGCTTTACCGTTCCACTTATCAAACTCGGTTGCCGGAGCCAGAAACGTCATATTTTCAGGCAGAGCACCGAATTGCATCACCGTCTGCGGCTGGCGGGTTTCTGTGCTGTAAACGGTCTGGCCGCGATAATCTGGCACTTGTTCCCACGATTTCCCATCAGCGGAACGGCGCAGGGCTTGGCCGACGGGCGGTAATTCTGGCTCGTCGGTATAGCTGTCGGCAGGAATACCAACACCCTGCATAACATACTCATAGCTGGCGTTCTGATATTCCCGCGTAGCCGGATTAACGTGATAAACCGTAATCCAGCCCGTGTTGATTGCCAGGCCGCGTTCGTTCAGTTCTGCGTTTTTAATTTGTGTTGAATAGTTGCTCATTATGCTGCTCTCACGATGTAGTTAAAGGCAATGTTGCGGGGACGGTTTTCGTTAGCTGTTGGGACTGCTCGCGACGCATCAAATCTCATGCGTGATGGGCATGAGTTTCCAGCAGCATCAGGAATCGCGCCGACCGCAAATTCATATAGCAGTTCAAATACACCACTGGATGACAACGTTTCACCTAAAAACTGCTGGCTTGCTGCGCTAGTCCAGATTTCGCCGACTATGTTCCTGATCGCGTCACTTTGAGCGCTAAGCAGAGCACGACCAGAATCGACGCCGCGCCCGTCATCCCAACCCCGCATAAATTCACCGCGCAAGTCTGGTAAAACACCTGCTGGATATGCTGCGGCCAGACGCGGGAATGCTGATGTATCAAAAGGTTGACCATTGCATTTCAGCCATCCGGTCGGAGCGGTGGCGCGCGGCCACGGTTGAGGGATACCAGCTGTCACAGCTAATTCGTTTTGCACAAACGCAGTTGATGCGAGCTGCTGAGTGCTGGTACCGCTTGCAGCAGTTGCCCCATGCGGTAATCCATAAAAATTAATTTCGCCGTTATCAATGCGTATTGATGCTCCGGATCGATGCTCTAGAGTCAGCCCTTGCTCATTTGTGCCGTATCGCAGCCCGACGAATGCTATCGCCTCAGTGCTTGCTGCATTGTTAAACTGGAAGTATGCGCGCTGACCATAGTTTTCTGGTTTTACCGTTATCACGTCATTATCAACTGAGAACAGTTTTTTTCCCGTCACACGCTGAAATGTATCTAGCGTCATAGCGTTGATGTTTGACAAAAATAGCGGCTTGTTTGGAATGTCAGCGCCGTTCTGGTCTTGTGCCAACGCCCGGACATCACCAGCATTCAGCGTTATGTCAGCAGATAGCGACTTACCGTTAACTATTCGAGTCGATGGCACACGGTCATTCATGCTCACGTTTGTTGCAAACGTTGCTTTTAACGCCGTTAATAACTGATCAGTTTTATTCGGATCAATGACAATATCAGCATCTGCTAATACATAAATAATCTCAGCTTGCGAATTCCTGATCGCCGCTTGCACATCATTCATAAATTTCGCAGTGACAATCGTTCCCAGTTCACCCGTCAGCGGATTACCGTCGTGAAATACATTATCCGGCGTATTTACCGGGGGCATTAGGTTTTGCATAATCAGTTTTCCTGATACGAGAAATAACAAAAGGTGTGTGCTGGTTTCAGGTCATTGAATACCGACTCAATAACCGTGTCACCGAATGACAATAGACGCTCTCCGACCGCAGATAATCCCGCCCTGAAATAGTATTTTTTTACCTGCGTACCGGTAACATTGACGCGCCACGCCCAAAGAACGTCGTGATGCATTATTTGCTCACCGCAGCGGCTTACGCCTGTGCGGAACGGTCGCAGCTCATCAATCGTTATTGTGTAGCCGAGTCGTGATGCTAAACGCATAAAATATGGAATACTCAGCCCACCCGTTTCGGCAAGCTTTATCAGCACGTTGCCGAGTCGCTGCTGATAGCTGCTATCGACGGGTAGCGTGATAGCCAGAACGCGCTCCCAATCTGCTAACAGGCTTTGTGCAGCAACTGGCGTGATGCCGCCGAGCACGCGATTAGCCAGCAGCCTGGCTGCGTCCAGCACATTCCCTTCGACTTCCAACTCTGCGGCGATAACGGGCTGTGTCGCATCATATGAAACAGGTGGTAGTAACAGGCCGAGTAATGTTTTCGACTCACTCATAGCAATGACACCGCTATATTTGCAATTCGTAGCCACTCGACTTTATTTTCATCCGCTGCCGGATAAATATTGGCGGCAGGAGAAATAATATTGCGGTCTGTCACGCCGGATAATTGCGAAATAATCATTTCAGCCTGACTGCGAATAAACGGCTCACCGGGCGCGAGCGTATTGATATAATCCGTCAGCGCGTGATTAATTGCCGTTGTCGCTTCAATCAGTGTCACGCCAGACAGGGACACCCGCGCATCAATATCGATATTCTTGATTGTCGGGCCGATTATCATCGTGTTTTTTGCTGTGACCGGGCGAACATCATCAATGTACGTCTGCACCGCGCTAATGATTTCATCAGACGGCAAGCCGTTTGCAGACGTGATAACCACATCAACGGTTCCAAGGCCACGCCGGAGCGGATAGACATACGCAGACGTAACTCCTGTGATACTCAGCGCCCAGCGTTTGTAATCGTACTTATTCCCGCCCGCAGGGGGGCGGCGGATCAACTCAAGCAGACGCGCCAGCATTTCAGCGTCAGTCTCTTTGTCCGTTCCGCCCCCAATCAGACCAATGCTCACCGTGCTGTCATAACCATCCGGCGCACTGGAGAACGTGCCAGACATCACAGCGGTAGTGTTACCGACCGCGCCGGATGCTAACGCAATGACAGGAATAATTGCTTTGCCATCTGCGCCCACAGTGCCAGCCGCAGTCGTTGTGAATGACAGGCTACCGCGATTGATAATCTGCCCGACTGGCGCGACCGCGCCGACTTCGCCTGTGGCCGTAATTTCACCCGTGGCTGTGGTTGCAGCTTTACGTGAAATATCACGTAACCGGCAGTGCATCTCTAAAAATTCAGTGTCGGCCGTATCAGGGAATATCTGGCGAACTATCCAGCCTTGATGCTGATAAATGCCGGTCACAGCACTTGCTACGGACGATGCACGGACATAAAAATCACTGTCGTCGCTAATATCTGCATCCGGGCGCAGGTTTTTCAGGTCACGCAATAGACGACTGCGTGCTTCATCGAACGATGGTGTGATATGCGGCATCAGCTCACCCTTACCGGATGTCTAAAGGTTTGTGTTTGCTGTGCGGCCGTTGTGACCTCGATCAGCAACACCACCCAACCTGGCTCACTCGCAGAGACAGAAACGGAAATAGCAGAGGCGCGGCCATCGTCAACAATCGGCTGCAATGCTTCAGCCGCGTATTGCTGCGCCAGCTTATGCACCCGCGCAACGTCTTTCTCACGCGCCAACAGATGCAGCTTTGAACCTAACGACGGGGCGGCCCAGTACGAGCCTAGCGGCGTCATTAGGCGCAGATAAACGGCATTCGCTAATGTCGTTGTCGTCGTGCCGGTGTAATCGCTGGTTGTCGGGTTCAGTAAATTATCCATGCCGCCAGAATGGCAGCATGGGAGGCAATCAATAAGAGGAAAGGGTTCAGTGGGTTGTTATGGAATGGCGGGGCCAGTCGTGCCGCCAGAATCGCCAGGATGTTTGTGGCCGTTGAGCGCAATATTGCCCGCAGTGACGTTCCCGCTGGTCTGATAGTCGCCTTGTGTTTGCGTGACGTTACCTTCAAACGATGCACCCGTACCGCCTTTAATCGCAATGCCACCGTTGCCGGTGATTTGACTCTGCGCGGTAACTTGCTCGCTGGCCGTCACCATCGGGGTATTAAAATCCGCTTTTTCCTCTGCGTTGACAACAAATTGTTTGCAGTTGACGCGGAACTCGTCACAGTCTGTTTCTATCAGCCGTCCGCGTTTAAGTACAATCCGAGCGCCCTCATCGGTATAAAGCGCTACCTCTCCGGGAGCGAGAGACTGGAGCCGGTAGGTCGCGTGCTCAGTTGCAATCACGACACTGTGCGACGTTTGCCCACCGAGAGGTATCACAATAGCCATCGCACCAGGCAGCGGATTTGACGTAAACCCGTAGTGCTGGAATAGCTCACTGTCTTGCAATGGTTCGCCCGCCAGTCCTTTAGCCTGGAACGTTTGCACCGAACCGGTACTATTCACCCGCGTTAAACGGATTCTAAACGCCAGTCTAATGCGATTTAACGCCCCATTAATACGTCTTTCAATATCAGGCCACATCGACAATTTGCAGCTCCTTTTTGCTCTTACGTTTACGCTGTTTTTTCTTCTTCGGATACGCATCGGGTATCCAGACGCCATCTTCCTTCAGTCTGAGCGTTGTGGTTGTGCCGCCCGGACGTCCACCGCTGAACTCACGCCCCATAAGAAAGAAAACAGCATCGATACCGTGGTACTCGCTGATTACGTGAATACGTTGCCCTGGCTCCCACAGCACGCCGTCCGATGCTCTGTGGCCGTGGACAATAGCGGTCAGACTGTAGCCAGACAGTCGCGCGTCAGACAGCGCTTTACGGGCGCGATAGTTGATTTGCTCCTGATTGTCGGCATCACCCACAACCATCACCTGCGGCCTGTAATAATTTACCGTTGGGTCTTTAACTACGGTTTTCATGCCGTGCTGGCCCGTCTCTGCTGTGCCTGTACTCAACTCAATATCGCTGTCGCTGTCATCATCGACATCGATAATCGCCAGATCCTTTTTGCTGGAGGAATGCGCGTGGCTTTGCGCTAATACCGTCAGCTCTGAAAACGATTTATCTATTGAGCTGGCATCAGACAGCGACAGCACATTATTGCCTTTGCCGTCCATCCTCATGATGAGTGACGCGACGGGCTGTTTAGTGTAATCCGGGCCACCGACAACCAACGTCCCGTCCGGCGCGAACCACGGCCACAGACCTCGACCGGCGCACGCGCGTAACAGCATGTCCCACGCCCGTTCGCCAGGCTCTGCACTGATTTTATCGCTGCGGATAGCGCTCTCAGCCTCAATGCGGACTTTTGTGATACCAAGCGGGCGGACGATCTGCGCGACGACATCCTCAAGCCCAACCTGTCGCGCGGTGAGGATTGGTGCGGCACAGTCAACAAGGATAGCGGCGCTGTCACGGCCAGACAGCGACAGCGTGACGCCACTACGCGCAACAGAACGCTGCACGCTGTCAATGCGGCCTGTCATCACCGTATCGCTGCCGACTTTTACCGTCACCGGCGCACCACGTACCACGTCAGCAGGAAACTTACCATCAGGCAGTCCCAGGCTAACGCTCCACGCATCAGCCGGTATCAGGAAGTCGCTGTCAATCTGGTAGCGTGACCAGTCCGTGTGCGCCTTGCCGTTAATAATGACGGACACAGCAGCGTTATCAGTCGCGGGGTTATTCTGCGTAGGCATTCAGCACATCCCCCGCGTTAAGGTTGTTCGGGTCGCGCAGTTGCGGGTTCAGGCGTTGCAGCTCTGCCGCGCGGGAATAGTCGTTACCCGTGCAGGTGTGCAGGCAGATCGCCGGAGCGTGACCGGTCACAGATAAAGTTAATCGACTTGATACGCGATAAACCGGTATCTTCAAGACGCAGCACCTCAACAACCAGCACCATACGGGCATCAGCGATATCACGCTGTTTTTGCGTCATTTCTGCGGTTTTCTGGTCTAGTACCGCAGGGCATTGACGCACGATTTCAAGCAACTGACTGGATGACGCAGAAGTCTTCGCCACTGCCAGAGCTTTAACGGGCTGTTGTTGCAGCAAGGTGTTGTAGTAACGCTCACGCAAAGCGTTTTGCACGACCATCGGTAAGCCATCAAAATTAAATTCATAGGCAACACCTTTAATTCCACACTTTTGTCTAAAAACCCAATTCTCTTTTTTGGCCTTTCTAAGTACCGAACTGATAGCTGACGGAAGACCTGGAAGCCCTGCAATATCCTTTGCTGTTACCCAACTGCTTATCGACATCATTTCAATATCTCCCTGGCCAAATTTCTTGGGGAGTCATTCCAATAGCATCCGCGATAATCTTTTCAGCCTTTGGATAAGGTTTATCTAATGCATTTTTTAATGTGTAAGGAGACAAGTCGTGCTCACGCCCCAAGCCTGACAGAGACAAGTTTCTCTTGCGGAGAGCGGCGACTATGTCTGCCCTGTGCATGTTTACTCTTTTTTCACCTTTCATTTCATGCCATCCTTAAAAGTTAACCGACTAGCTAGCGCCTCAAGTAGCCATCTAGTTATGAAAAAGATACTTTCATTGCGTTGTCATTGCAATGGCTGCAACGAAATAAAATCACCTCTCCTTTGCTTGATTTTACATTTGACTGAATTTAAAGGTTATTTACTTTCGTTTCACAACCATCAATGCAACCAAATATGCAACCAAATAGGGTGTTTTGTGATGGCACTGAATGAATGGTTTTCAGCTAGTGAGCTTGCAGGACTTCCAGGGCTACCTGGGGATAAAAGTAGCGTTAACAGAAAAGCCAATAAGGAGGAGTGGAGAAAACGCCAGAAGAAGGGGGTCAAGGGCGTTGCGTTTGAGTTCCATATATCTTCATTGCCAATGGAAACACAAGAAGCTCTAGGGGTAGAGACGGCAGTCTTCGATGAAGGAGATATTGATATTGAAGCATTATCAAAAATTATCGAGTCTGTTGAACTTTTGCTGGCTAGCCGAACAAAAAAAATCCCCCCAGCAACTAAGGCAAAAGTTATTGCAATACTTTATAGAGCCTTTAAGTCAAGTAATTTCATAGACATAAAGCTAGTCAGAGAAACCGTTGATCTCGTTGCTTAA